TACAAGACCGGGCTGGTCAGTGGCGTGGTCAGCTCCAGCGCAGGCTTTGACGCCACGGTCATCATGGTGCGAGATGAGTAGCGGAGGGCCAATGGACGATGTGTCGAGGCGAAACTTCGCGACGATCAATGACGTGCTCCGCAAGGGCGTCGAGACGGACGGTGTGGTGCATTCCCGGCTGTGCATGGCCGAAGCTCGGATCACGACCCTGGAGGCTGAGCTGCGCGAGATCAAGGCACTGCTCGGCAAGACTCTCCAGACCGTCAAGGGCCACGGGCCGACCGCGAGGTAGACGATGGCGATAACGATCGACTGGAGCACGAGGGTCATCAGCGTTCCGAAGGCTGACATGACTCTGATTCAGGCATCGCCCGAGATCCGGGAGCTGGACCTGGACGTATTCCGGCTGACGTTGAAGGACATCGAAGACTCCGACGACGGGATGGTGAACCCGGACACGCACAAGCACAGCACCGAGACGACCCTGGGCGGCATCACCTACGCCCGGGTGATCGAGATCATCAATGGCTACACCGTGACGTTCGAGGACGGGCAGTATGCCGTCAACCTCGTCGGGGCGAACAGCAACGTCGGCGACGTGGTCAACCTCAACCAAGTGTCGGTGCGCTCGGCGAACTCTGCAGGTCTGATCGTCGTCACGTCCGGGTCAGGGCTGTCCACTGAGGAGCACGACGCGCTCATGGCTCTCGACACCCGGCTGCCCAGCGACCCGGCTGACCAGAGCGAGGTGGACGCCGGGTTCGCTGCGATCCAGGCGGCGATCGCTGCGCTCCACGATCTGTCCGACACCGAGGCGGCGGATGCCGTCTGGGCGAAGGTGCTGCCGTGACGACGACCGGCGAGTACCTCGTGTCGATCTCGACGCTGGCGACCGGGTCGGCTCTGGATCACTTCCTCAACATCGAGACCGGTGGCGGCGAGATCCGGTACGTCACCGCCGACATCGCTTCGATCGCACTGCCCGCGGCTGCCGATCTCGGGCTGACCGGCAGCGACGGCGAGCTGGCACTGACTGCCGACGACAGCAACAGCCTGGAGCCCGCGGCCGACCTCCGGCTCAGCGGCGGCGGTGACCTGGAGGTCGATCCATGAGTGACATCACCCGGTACCGCGGCGACACCCGGCGGATTCAGCGCACCGTTACCCTCGACGGGGCGGCCGTCAATATCACCGACTGGAGCTTCGTGCTGACCATCAACCGGGAGTACGAGCCGGACGACACCGACGCTCAGGTGGCGCAGATCGTCGGGGTGATCGCCGACGCCGCTGCCGGGGTCGTCGAGTTCACGCCGACCCTCACCGACGTGGCGACGGCCGGGAGCTACTACTACGACATCGAGGCAGTGGACGCGGGCGGGTCCGTCAGCACGCTGGACAAGGGCGCGTTCACGCTGCTCCAGGACATCACGAAGTCGAACCCGAGTCAGACGTGGGTTCCCGAGGGCGAGCTAGGGGAGTCGCTCATTCTCGACGGCAGCGATTTCTGGATGCTTGCAACATCGTCATCGGTGGCGGGCAACGACTTCGTGATTGCCGACCGCGGCGGTGTCACGGTGGCGTCGCTTGTCGGCACGCAGTACACCTACGACCTGTTCATGTGGGCGGCGGGCGAGCAGGCACAGCTCCCGGTGATCGGACGCGGCATCTACGAGATCGAGGTCCAGGCGTACCTGTCGGGACCGCCGTGGTTCCAGTTGATCGTCGGAGATGACTCAACTAGCTTTAACAACTTCGTTTACGTCGCGATTTCTGGTAACTCGTCCTTGTGGTTTTCGGCATCGTTTCAGCACAGGGCTAACACAGACTCGAATTTTTCAATGTCAACGATTTCCGGTGGATCACTCCCCGGGCGGGTGGTGGTTGCTCTCCGACTCGATCTCCTGACCTACAACTACAAGTCGAAAGCCTACATGTACGGCACTGCTGATCCAGGGTGGCAAACCAACTGGACGCGTTCTCTCGACAAGAAAGCGATCCACATTCCATCAGCTCCCATGCTGATACTGACCCGCGATGGCAGCGCGAACGTGCTTGAGCTGATCTCGTACACGATCACGAGGGTGGGCTGACATGAACACGCTGATCCTGATCGTCGTGCTGCTCCCGGTCGCGTTCATCGTGTGGCGGCTCGTGTCGAAGCGCGACGATGGCGACGTGGTCTGGAAGCACATCCCGGTCGAGCGGTTCGCTCTCGTGCGCTACCGGCCGAGCCACTTCTCGGAGAAGACCGCGAGGAACAAGGCATCCGAGCTGCGCTCGCTGCGGGTGCTCGTGCTCGCGGAACTCCAGCGGATCTACGGCGAGTCGGCCCGCTGCCACATCGAGACACTGACCCTCGATCTGGAGCACCCGAAACCGGCCGAGTGGACGCACATCGTCGCCCGCAAGCTCACCGTCAACCCGAGGTTCGGCAAGCACCGGGCGCACTTCGCTGAGGAGATCCACAACCTGTACCGGATGGAGCGGTTCGGGATGCTTCACATCTACAAGCCGCTCGACGCCGACGACCACCGCCTGCGAGAACTCGCGCAGGACTTCTGCCGGGGGCTTTGATGAATTGGCTGACCCGATTCCTTCGCCGCGAGGTCCAGATGGACCCAGAGGCTTCGCCGATCCTCGCGAGGCTACTCCCGGCCCACAGCTCTACACCGGCAGCCCGAGGCACGAAGGGTCTGCTCGAAGCGTACTCGACAAGCCCGTGGGTGCGGGCCGCGGTGTCGAAGATCGCCGACATGGTCGGCTCGGCCCAGTGGTATCTGTTCGCGACCCGGGGCGGGACCGGCACCACGTCGTACTTCCGGCACGTCACCGCGCAGAACCGGAAGGATGGATCGGTGGCAGGGCTCCGCAAGGTGCTCTCGGACAACGTGACCTCGCTCGACGTCGAGCTAGTGCCGGTGCTCAACCATCCGATGATGCGCCTGCTCAACGGCTCGAACCCGGTCTACCCGGGGCACATCGGCCGGTCACTGACCCAGGTGTCGATGGACCTGACCGGCGAGGCGTTCTGGGTGCTCGACCCGGTAGAGAACTCGGTGCCCGAGGGCTACTGGATCATGCCGCCGCACTGGATCACAGAGATGCCGACGAGCGGCGATCCGTACTGGCATCTCGAAACGCCGTCGATGAAGACGAAGCTCCCGCTCGGCACGGTGATCCGCTTCGTCAGTCCCGATCCGCTCAACCCGTACAGGCGGGGCTCGGGTCACATGCGGGCATTCGGCGACGAAATCGACGCCTACGAGTATTCGTCGAAGCACATCCGCGCATGGTTCCACAATCGAGCCGTACCCGAGATCCTCATCACCGGCCCGGATCTCGATGAAAAGAACTCCAAGCTCCTCGAACAGAAGTGGCTGTCCAAGCACCTCAGCTTTCTGAAAGCGCACCGCCCGATGTTCCTCCGCGGGACCGGTCTGACGATCAAGGAGCTGTCGCAGAAGTTCAGTGACATGGAGCTGTCACAGCTTCGCAAGGACGACCGCGACACGATCATCCACGGGCTGGGTGTGCCGCCCGAAATCTTCGGCATCCTCGAATCGTCGAACCGCTCGACGATCTCGGCAGCGGACTACCACATGGCGAAGTACGTCGTGGTGCCGCGGCTCGAAATTTTGCGGACGTTCCTCCAGGAATTCCTCCTGCCGATCTACGACGACCGGCTGATCCTCGCTTACGAGAACCCGGTAGAGGAAGATTCCGAGTTCAAGCTCGAGGTCATGAAGTCCCAGCCCGGGGCGTTCCGGGTCAACGACTGGCGGCGGCTCGCTGGCGAGGAACAGGTAGACGACGAGGATGACGTGTTCCTCAAGCCATTCAACGTCGAGCCGCGTGAAACCCTGGCTCCGACACCCATGCCGGTCGCCGAACCGATCCGTGGACTGCCGAGCGGAAAAACGCTCAGAATGCCGCCTAATTTCGTTCCGGACGCCGGGCATGGGGAATCCGATGGGTCCGCTCTTGAAAAGCTCATGGGGCGGCTCCTCGCCGCAGCGGTGACCAAAATTCCGGGAGATGGTACGGCTGACATCGCGCTCAAGCTCTCATCGGACATGATCGACGCACTCATCGAAGCCTGGACCGCGCTCCGCAACGAACTTGATCTGCGGACGATCGCTGCGGCCTTGGAGAATGGTGACGTCGCGTCGGTGCTGGCGATGCTCGACGCGGCGGCAGTCGATGCCGCGTTCGAGGATGCCGTGGCGACTCTCCGGCAAGCGGTCGTGCTCGTGGGGCAGGAGACAGCCGCACAGCTCAGTGAGTTCCTCGGCGAGACGATCGCCTTCGACCTCATCAACCCCGCGGCTCTGGCTGAGCTGGAAGCGGCCGGGGCGGAGATGGTCACCAACGTCTCTGACGAGACGATCTCGGCGGTGCGGGCCGCGCTCGTCGATGCCTACCAGACCGGCAGGACCGGCGATCAGGTGGCGCGTGAAATTAGAGACCTCGTCGGGCTCACCGAGCGCGACGTGCGGCAGATGAACCGCATCCGCCAGGAGATGATCGACGCGGGCATCGCTGACGACAAGATCAATGCGTTCCTCGACAAGTGGACGAAGAACAAGATCAAGTACCGGGCTCAGGTGATCGCCGAGAACGAGCTGAACCGGGCGGGCAATCTCGGACAGCAGATGCTTTGGGACGATGCGCTTGATGCCGGGCTGTTGCCGAAGGACACGATGCGCGAGTGGGTGGTCACGCCCGACGACCACCTCTGCGTCCTGTGCAGTCAGATGGCTGGTGCTCAGGTTCCGCTTGGAGTACCGTTCGAGACTCCGACCGGGCAGGCGATGGTGCCGCAGGACATCCACGTGCGATGCCGCTGCCGACAGCGGCTCGTCTTCCCGAAGAAGTGAGGTGGGTCATGAAGGGCAACGAGATCATCCGCAGAGACGAGTGGGGCCAGTGGGTGCGCGAGCACCGGCCGAAGACCTCGGGCGAGAGCCCGCCGCTTCGCAAGCACTTCCCGGTGACCGTCGAGCGCGGTGTGGTCAATCCCGAGACCGGCATGAGGCAGTTCACATTCATCGCGTCTACCGAGGCAGTGGATCGCGAGGGCGACGTGATCTACGCCGATGGCTGGGACCTGGAGAGCTTCGCGAAGAACCCGGTCATCCTCTACGGCCACGACTACCGCTCGTTCCCGATCGGCAGAGCGGTCGGCACCGAGGTCGTCGGCGGTCAGCTCAAGGTGGCGGTCGAGTTCACCCCGGCCGACGTCAACCCGGCCGGGTATCAGGCGTACAAGCTCGTCGATGCCGGGTTCCTCAACGCGGTGTCGGTCGGCTTCCGCCCGCTCAAATACATCTGGAACGACGAGCACAACGGCTACGACTTCCAGGGGCAGGAGCTTCTGGAGATCAGCGTGGTGCCGGTGCCCGCCAACCAGGAGGCACTGCTGGCTGCCGGGCTCAAGTCGAGCGGGGCGATCGACGCGCTCCTGTCTGACCTCGACCCACTCAAGACGATCGAGACCATTCACTGCATCCGTGCCTTGAACAGCGGACTGACGCAAGGCGGTGTGACGCAACATGCGACCACCCCTGCCGCCATGTACTGCTCGACGGGGCTTCCGTCCAACGACGCTTCGGTGGTGACGATCACCGCCAGCTCGGGCGAGACGTGGACCGGGACCATCTGGACCGATGGCACCCACACCACGCCGTACCCGAGTGCGGTGGAGCTGCATCTGCCGGAGTGCTGGACCTACGTTCAACCCGAACCGACTGAGGAGGATGCCATGGACGAGAAGACTGCCAAGGATCTCGTCTCGGCGATCCGGGCTCTCAAGGAGATCGTGGAAGCACTGACCGTCAAGGTCAATGCTCTCTCGGTCGAGAAGGAGCCCGACCCCGACGACGACGAGATGACCGAGGAAAACATCAAGGACCTGATCCGGGAAGTGGTGAGCGAGGTCCAGACCGCCACCACCGGCAAGCTCCCGGGCTGACAAGGGAAGGAGACCGTCATGGGACTCACCGCTGAGAAGATCCGTGACATCGCCAAGGAGGTCGCGCTGGAGGTGATCAAGACCCGTGATCACGGACACGAGACCAACGAGAAGGCTTTCCTGGCGATGATCGAAGCCGCACGCGAAACGGCACGCGATGCGGCGGCCCACAAGGCCACTCCGCTGCCGAAAGACAAGGGCATCCTCGCTGGTCGGTTCATGCGGGCGATCGCCGCTGGCAAGGGCGACCCCGAGAAGGCCGCCAAATTCGCGAGCCGGTCGTGGGGCACCGACGACCCCATGGTCAAGATTCTCGAAGCGTCTGACGTATCCGCTGGTGGCGTGCTCGTTCCGGTCGAGTACTCCAACGAGATCATCGAGCTGCTGCGCGAGCAGGCTGTGTTCCGCTCGGCCGGGCCGCGCATCATCCCGATGGACACCGGCTCCATCATGATCCCCAAGATCACCGGCGGTGCGACCGCGTCGTACATCGGCGAGTCGCAGAACATCAACCCGTCCGAGCCTGCGTTCGGCGAAATCAACCTCACCTGGAAGAAGCTCGCCGCGATCGTGCCGATGTCGAACGACGTCCTGCGGTTCGCCGCTGCGTCGGCCGACGCGATCGTGCGTGACGATGCGGTCCAGGCGATGGCGTACCGCGAGGACACCGCGTTCCTCCGGGGCGACGGCACCCAGCACACCCCCAAGGGGCTCCGGGCGTTCACCCCGGCCGGCAACATCCAGACCGCGCAGACGTCCTACGATCTGACCAAGGTCACCCAGGACATCGCGTGGATGATCCTCCAGCTCCGCAACGGTCTGTCGCGCATGATCCAGCCCGCGTGGTTCTGGTCGCCGCGCACCCAGATGTACCTCATGACTGTCCGCGACACGAACGGCAACTTCGCCTTCCGTGACGAGATGGTCGGCGGGACCTTCTGGGGCTACCCGTTCTACCAGACCACCGTCATCCCGAACACGCTGGGCTCCGGTGACAAGTCGGAGATCCAGCTGGCCGACATGGCCGACGTCCTGCTCGGCGAAGCGGGGACCCTCGAAGTGTCCGCTTCGGACGTCGCTGCCTACTTCGACGGCTCCGCGGTGCAGGCCGCCTTCTCGAAGGACCTCACCGTACTGCGTGTTCTCGCCCACCACGACCTCCAGGTTCGTCACGAAGAGTCGCTCGTGATGCTCGACGGGGTCGATTGGTCGCCGACCGCGTAAGCGACGGGAAGGAGACACCATGTTCAACATCAAGGACTTCGGCGCATACCTCAAGGCGGTCGGCGGCGGCGGGGCTCGTGCTCTCGCTGGCGGGACCGGCGACAACACCGCGGCGAAGGGTGCGATCATCGACATGACCGCGCAGCCCGGGCTCCGCTCCGGGGTGATCGTCGTGTTCGGCACGGCGACCCTGGCGCAGGCGGCGACCCTCGCCATCAACGATGTGCTCATCGAGCACGGCGACGACTCCGGGCTGAGCGATGCCGCGGAGTACACCTACGGTGCGGCCAGCACCGACTATGCGGCGGTCGCGACCGGCGACACCGGCGGATCGACCGAGACCTTCGGCATCAAGCAGGACATCGACCTGCAGGGCTGCAAGCGGTACGTCCGGGTCTCTGTGACCCCGGATCTGTCCGCGACCGGCACCGATATCGCCACCATCGGCTTCGGCATTCTCGCTGTGGGCGAGAGCGGGCCGCTGACCTGATCGTGAGGTGACCCATGGCTGCCGAGAAACAGGTGCTCGTTCGCTTCAAGAGCTTCTACCGCTCGTTCAATCCCGGCGAACAGGCTGGCCTGCCCGAGAGCGAGGCTCGCCGACTCTACGGGAAGGGCGGCTGCGAGTACGTCGAGGCGAACGGCACTGAGACCGATGCCAACTTCGAGCGGTACGTGACGCCCGCCGCCGGGGGGTGGTTCGAAGTCGAAGGACGCGACACCATGGTCAGAGGCCGCAAGGCTGCGTTGGCTGCCGCTCGGGAGATCCATGGCACCGCATGACAGTGACCGACCGGCGGGCTCCGACCGGGAGCCCGCCTCTTCTCCGGTCTGCAAGTGCTTGCAGCCGGTGCGCGACGGAAGCCGCTGCGCGTGCTGCGGCAGAGTGTTAACAGAGAGCTGGTGGCGACAGAGACAGCGGTTCCGGGTGCTGCCGCGACCTCCGGGCCCCGGACCGGTGACGAAGTGAGGACGCTATGAGTGTGATGATCACGACTCCTGCTGAGGCCACGCGGCTGTGTCTCGTGGCTGACGTTCGTGCTGCGCTCGGCATCACCGACGGCTCGGCCGACGCGATGCTGCAGCAGATCATCGACGCAGCGTCGGCGGCGATCGAGGATTACTGCGGCATGGTGTTCCCGAGGCAGTCGTATCAGGAAGTCGTGCCCGGATCCGAGAGTGACATTCTCGTGCTCAGCAGGACGCCGATCATCGGGACCCCGGTCGTGCTCGCTGATGGCTTGCCGATCGTAGACTTCGAGGTGCGCGATGCTGACGTCGGGTTCCTCTACCGCGAGGTCGGGTGGCAACGGTCTGCATGGATCGGCTGGAACGTCGAGCCGACGCGCTCGCCGCTCTACGCTCCCGACTTCACGATCCAGTACACGGCGGGCTATCTGCTCCCCGGCGAAGACGGCTGCGACCTTCCGGCGAACATCCGGCAGGCGTGCGTCGTGATCGCCGCACAGTGGTACCGGCGACTGAGCCGGGACACCGACGTGGCATCCAAGAAGGTCGGCGATCTCGCGCTCACCTACAAGACTGGGGCTAGCGGGACCGAGGTCGATCAAGGTCTGCCGCCGACTGCCCGGGCACTGTTGCCTCGGAGGATCGTATGAGCTTCGACCGGGAGTTCCTCGACCTCATGGCGCAGACCTGTACCAGAGAGGTCAGGACTGGGCAGAATCTCAACGCAGAGCCCACCTACGGCTCGCCGCGCACGATCAGGTGTAGGGTCGTCCACAAGCCGACCCTCGTGCGCAGGAGCGCGTCAGGAGGCACGGTTGCGAGCGGCACGCTGCTTGAGCTGACGAGCAAGGCTCAGGTGTGGACGGCGGCTGTCGGCTGGACGATCACCGACCGGATCACCCTGCCGGACGGCTCGCAGCCGATCATCCTCGACATCCACCGCTTCCCCGACGAGAGCGGCGACCATCACGAGGTGGTGCTGGTATGACGACCCGGTTCACCGCTGGCATCCAGATCCGCGGGCTGCCCGAGCTGAAGGCGAAGATGCGGAAGCTCGGCATGGACGTTGACTTCGTGCTGGCGCAGGAGCTGTACCGCGAGGCTGAGGAGATCATGGGTGAGTCGAAGGCTCACTACGTCCCGGTCGATACCGGGGTGCTCGCGGGCACCGGTCACGTCAAGCCGCCGAAGATCCGCCGGGGCTCCGGTGCGGTCGTGACGATGGGCTATGGCGGGGCGGCGAAGGCTTACGCGATCGTCCAGCACGAGCGGCTCGACTACCGCCACAACGTCGGACAGGCGAAGTATCTGGAGGTCCCGACGCTGCTTGCGGCCCGGGGAATGGGCGGGCGGATCGGCGAGCGGCTCCGGCTGCGGATCGCCGCGCTGGCCGGTGCCGGGGGGCGATGATGCTACTCAACGACCTCGCCTACCTCCTGGAGACCGAGAACGGCTCGGTGACTCGCGCCACGAACCTGTTCGCTGGGCAGCTCCCGGTCGAGCCGGTCTCGTGCGCTGCGCTGATGGACTACGAGGGCATGGACCTACTCGCTCGTCAGAACGACAGCGAGCAGGAGACCGAGCGGCCGCGGGTCCAGCTCGTGGTCCGGGCGGCGACCTACGCCGGGGCTCGCGACCTCTGTTGGTCACTGTGGAAGTCGCTCGCCCGGATCGTCAACCGCGAGGTGAACGGAACGTGGTATCAGCGGGTGATGCCGCTCCAGTCGCCGTTCCTCATGGACCACGATGAGAGCAACCGGGTCCTGTTCGCCTGCAACTTCGAGGTGACCAAGGAGGTCGAGTGATGCCCAAGGCGAAGAAGCCCAAGTGGACAGCGGTCCTGTCCGACCCGAACCGCGACGCGATCCTGCGGGACAACACCACCACCGGGAGCTGGCGCGGCTTCCCGAACTACTGCTGCAACCTCTGCCCCGCTGCCTACATCGACCCCAACGCGGCGGTCGATCACTTCATCGCAAGCCACGCACCGCCGGTTGAGGAGGTGCACATCATCAACACCGGGCTCGTCGATGCCGACGGGTCCGCCATCACCCGGGCTGAGCCCAAGGAGGAACCCAAGTGACGCAGCCACTTTCGTCCCATGGAACCTTGCTCCAGCTCGGGGCGTTGGGTGGGGGCGGGCCGTACACCACCGTTGCCGAGGTGGTGGACGTCGGCGGTCCCAGCTTCTCGCAAGCTACCCATGACGCTCCGAGTCAGGACATCACGTGGATGAAGGCAGTGGCCGGTCTCGTGTCGGCCGGTGAGCTGTCCGCGGACATCAACTTCATCCCGAAGGACGCGACGCACGATGACACCACGGGTGTGCTCTCGTGCCTCGGGTCGATCAACGTCTACGGCTGGAAGCTCGTGTTCAATGACGCGGGCACCGGCACGGCGAGCGCGTGGACCTTCGATGCCTACATGGTCGGCTTCGACCACGACATCCCGGTGGACGGGATTCTCAAGGCTTCGCTCACGCTCAAGCTCAATGGACAGCCCGTGTTCGCCAAGGGCACGAGCTGAGGAGGACCGATGACGCAACCGCTCTCGTCTCATGGCACGCTGCTCCAGATGGGCGATGGAGCCGGGACCCTCGGCACCCCGGCATTCACCGGCACCGGGCTCGACGATCTGAGCCTGGACGCTGGAGCCAGCTACCTCAATTTCGCCTCACTCACGTACCGCGTCGAGATCGACGGCACCGGAGCCACAGACACGTTCAAGTGGTCCCGCGACGGCGGGGCTTCGTGGGAGAAGACCCTGGTGCCGATCGCTGGAGCCGCCACCGCAATGCTCCTGGAGTACGGGGTGTACATCGAGTTCGCCGCGATCACCGGCCACACGTCGGGCGACTACTGGGACATCACCGCGGCGGCGGTGTTCACGACGGTCGCCGAGGTCGTGGACATCAGCGGCCCGAGCTTCTCGCAGGCCACGCACGATGCGCCTTCGCAGGACATCACCTGGATGAAGGCGGTCGCTGGGATGGTCACCGCGGGCGAGGTCGGGTTCGACGTGAACTTCATCCCGAAGGATGCCACCCACGACGACAGCACCGGGCTGCTCTCGATCCTGGGCAACCAAGTCGATTGGGCGTGGCAGCTCGTCTTCAACGATGCCGGGACCGGGACCAAGTCGAAGTGGGGGCTCATGGCCTACCTCGTGAACTTCGACCACGACGTTCCCGTAGACGGCATCCTCAAGTCGAGCATCACGCTCAAGGTGAACGGGCAGCCGATCTTCTACAAGGGCACGGTCTGATCTAACTGGGGGGTGTTTCATGTCGCTTCCGACCGTCCGGGTGCCGGTGAAGCTGGACCGGGACCGGACCATCGTCATGTCGTTCAACGCACTGTGCGATGCAGAGGAGAAGCTGGGCGTGTCGCTCATCACGACCAGCGACATCGACCTCACCTCGTTGCGCTCGCTCCGGGCTCTACTCTGGGCGGGGCTCAAGCACGAGGACCCGACCCTCACTCTGGAGAAGGTCGGCGACATCATCACCGCGACCGAAGGCGGGATGATCACTGCGCTCAACGCTGTCTCGCTGGCGATCCAGGCCGCGCTCCCGGCGGAGGTCGGCGGCGGCAGCGGCGGAGGGCAGGAGGGAAACGCGGAAGGGAGCCGTTGACGTGGGAACGACTCTGGGCGTTCGGCCGGTTCGACCTCGGGCAGAGCGAGGCAGATTTCTGGCGGCTCACGCCGCGGGAGTTTGCCTTGCTCGCCGAGCGGCATCACGAGCGGTCAGAGTGGGAAGACCTCCGACACGCGATGGCTCCGTTCCTCACCGCGCTCGCCAACTCCAAGAAAGGCTCGAAGTGGACCGTCGAGCAGTTCATGGTCGGGCGGATGCTCCGCGAATCGACGCGGCTCGCCGACCCGGTCGAGCGGCAGAAGGATCTCCAGTCGAAGATCCACGCCGCGTTCTCCATGATGGCTGGAGGTAGCGGTGGCACTCAACGTCGGTGACCTCGTCGTCAAGCTGCGGACCGACACCGCCGCGTTCCAGACCGGACTGACCTCAGCGCAGGCGAGGCTCAACAAGTTCGGCTCGGCGATGACCGCCTTCGGCTCGAAGATGAGCATAGCGGTCTCGGCTCCGCTGCTCGCCATCGGGGCAGCGTCAGTCAAGATGGCGATGGACTTCGAAGAGAGCATCGCGCAGATGCGGGGTCTCGTCGGAGTCGCTGAACAAGACATCAACAGCTTTACCGAGGCAATCTCCAGGATCGGGCCGGTGGCGGCGAAGAGCGGGACCGAGCTGGCGAAGGCGTCGTTCTTCATCACGTCGGCCGGTCTCAAGGGCGAGCGCACCGCTGCCGGTCTGGACACACTCGAAGCCTCTGCCAAGGGCGCAGCCGCCGGTCTCGGTGACACGGCGGTCGTCGCTGATGCCGCGACGTCAGCGATGAACTCATACGGCGAGGCAACACTGTCAGCGAAACAGGCGGTCGCCATCCTCGTCGCGACAGTCCGTGAAGGCAAGGCTGACGCCGCGTCGATCGCACCCGTGCTCGGTCGACTGCTCCCGATCGCTTCTGAACTTGGAGTCGGGTTCGATCAGGTCGGCGCGGCGCTGGCGGCCATGACCCGACTCGGCTTCGACGCGGCGACTTCCGCCACCTCGATCCGGGCCACGATGGTCGGAATGCTCAAGCCCGCGAAACAGGCAGAGGAAGCGCTCAAGGAATACGGGCTGTCATTCGATGACCTCCGAGTTCAGCTCAAAGAAAAGGGGCTGCTCGCCGTTCTCCAGACCCTCAAGACTACCTTCGGCGAGAACGAGGAAGCGATGGCGCGGGTGTTCCCGAATGTGCGGGCTCTGGCTGGCATCCTGTCGTTGGTCGGGGCAAATGCCGATGCCTCAGAACAGATCTTCGCTTCACTCGCTCAGACGACCGGCAAGGACCTCGACAGCGCGTTCGAGGCGGTGGCGAACACGTCCGGGTTCAAGCTCAAGCAGTCGCTGATCGAGATGCGTTCCGTGCTCCGGTCGTTCGGTGAGGAGATCCTGCCGCGGCTCGTGCCGATCTTCAAGAGCTTCGCCGGGACTATGAACGGGGTTGCCGATGCGTTCGGCCGACTCTCGCCAGCGGTCCAGAAGACGATCGGCACGATGGGCTTGTGGCTCGTGGTGCTGGGTCCGATGTCAGTTCTGTTCGGGCAGTTGGCGACTCTCCTGAGCACCGTCATTGGAGTCTTCGGTCGGCTCGCCGCGGTGATCGTGCCGCTGCTCCCGAGCCTCGGTGCAATCAAGGTCGCGCTGTTCGGGATGGGTGGAGTTCTCGGCGGGGTCTCGGCTGCGCTGATGGTCGCCGCCGGAGCATTCACGTTCCTGCTCGCCATCGCAATCGTGCCGTGGCTCATGGACGTGACCGGGGCAACGGACAAGCTCCGCGACGCGCTCGGGCTCGCCGCCAACAAGCACGAGGATCTCATCAACCAGATGGCCGACAGCCAGGAGCACTACGACAAGCAGTACGAAGCCTACGTCAAGCTCCGCAAGCAGCTCGGGCTTGTCGGTGAGGAGTGGGCGATCCAGGCGGACTGGACGAAGACCAACGCGCAGCGACTCCACATCCTGACCGAGAAAGCGATCAAGCACGCGCACGCTCTCCGCGAAGAGCGCGAGGCCACCGAGAAGCTCAACAAGCCGACGATGACCCGCGAGGAATTGCTTGCCAGCTTCCCGGCTCTGCTCGACGAGAGCGACCGAGCAGCGAAGCAGTTCGTCGCGACCCTCAAGGAGCAGTACGAGGTGATGTCGAGAGAAGACATCACCGCTGCCGCCGAGAAGATGGTGGAGGAGTTCCAGGCACTCAAGGATGCGGGCATCGACAACGTCCAGCTCACCGAGGCGTTCGGCGAGCAGATGACGAAGCTCGCGACACTCGCCAAGGCGAACAAGATGGACCTCCCGGCCGGGTTCAAGGGTGTGGCGACTGTGCTGGACAAGGAGCTAGACCCGGCTCTCAAGAAGCTGATCGAGTCGGTCGGCAACGACATCCCCAAGCACATCGACGTGACCGGCGGCAAGGTGATCGAGGGCATGGTGACGGTCGGCGGCGAGATCGCCGACAAGCTGCACGGCGGATTCGGCAAGGGCTTCGAGAAGATCGACGCCACGATCAAGGACAAGGTGGCTCCGATCCTGCGCGGCGGCTTCGGCAAGAGCATCAGCGACGGCGTGAGCGACGGTGAGGCTTCGTTCCGCTCATTCAAAGATCGAGTCGAGAGCGAGCCGTTGGTGATCCAGGTGACGGGCGACTGGACTGCCTACGATGATCAGGCTCGATACCGCTCGGCCGGGTACGTGCCCGAGACGGGGCAGCCATGAGCTTCACGATCAATCAGACGGGCATCGAGCAGGGCACGACCCAGGTGGTGTTCGAGACCCCGGTCATCATCAACGAGCGCGACGACGAGACCGCTGCCGATGCCGTCTTCGACGTCGCGCTCCCGGGCAACCCGGTGGTCGTGGTCTACGACCGCACGCAACAGCGCACGTTCCTCCACCTCTACGTCCGGCGGATGCTCATCGCCGACGTCGAGAAGCTGCGGACACTCATGGCGAGCGGATCACCGGTCACGGTCAAGCTCACGCCCGGCTCATCGACGACGATCCAGTGCATGTTCGGGCCGCGCAAGGATCAGCGGCTCATCCCGTGGAACGGACCGCACCCCGATGCCGATGGCGCGGGGGCGACCCTCGACCCGCTGCTGACGCAGTACAAGGCGGAGCTGTTCTTGCTCCGGCTGTGAGGAGGACCCATGAGTTCCGAGATCATCTTCCGCGACGCAGCGAGCCCGGCCGACCCTGACGCCAACCTCCTGCTGCGGTGGGAGAACACGATCAACACGCCGCTCGTGAGCGTGGAGTGGCTCGGCGACGGCGAAGCGATCTCGGACGTGTACACGATCGCCGCCACCAGCTCGTCATCCGTCAACGTCACCGCCGACGACCCGAAGAACGAGGTGGAGGCTACGGGCGTGGCGGTCGTCGCTGACGGCTCGACGTGGAACTACGGCGTGGTGCCCGGCACCCGCATGCAGCTCTCGGCGACGATGGCGAGCGGCTGGACCGGCAAGGTGAGCATCGGTGCGCTCATGGCATCCGGTGGCTCTGTCTCGGATCGGTTCAACGTCGGCATCGTCGAGGCGGGGCAGCTCTCGACGCAGCGGCGGATCGTGGCCGTCAACGTCGGCTCCGAGGCGAGTGCCGATACGGCTGTCTGGGCTCTGCCGGGGTTCTACCTGGAGGACGATGCACAGCCGTGGATCACGTTCCTCCGACACCACACCGACACCGCGAGGCACACACTCGCGACCCCGGGCACCTACGTCATCACCTTCGCCGACTATCAGTCTGGATCGTCGCCGCCGACCGCCGACGTCTACGTCAGCAAGGATGGGGGCGGGGCGGCACTCGCGATTCAGGATGCGAAGCTCGATGGAGCGACCCTCTACCAGTACGGGAGCGGCAACGGCTACTCCGATGCGAACGATGCGCTCCCGGGTCTCGGCATCACCTTCGAGGCGAACGGCGACCCCAGCGCACAGAGCTTCACGTTCTACGTTCGCGGGAGCTACGACTGGGTCGAGTTCGCGCCCGACGTCACAGGTTCACCGGGGTCGTGGCAATCGCCGCCGATCACGCTCACCGAAAGCGGCCAGACCAACGGCACCATCACTGCATCCGGAACTGCCTACTTCTGGTTCCGGCTCAACGTACCGACGAGCGCAGCTCCGGGCGACCGGCGGCTGTTCACGCTTCGCGCCCGCGGGCTGACAGTGTAGGAGGTCGAGATGGCTGGCATTCGAGAATGGGAATTCGGTCAGTTCGACGGGCAAGCCGCTGACTTCTACGCCGATAACTGGAAGGGCTACCGCTCGCAGTTGGTGTACGGGAACACGATAAACACAGAGACGTCGAACAACTCATACAATCCTGAATATCTGGAGATCGGCTGGAACAACACAGCGGACGCGCTCCACCGGAACGCCGTGATCGAGATCCTGCTTCCGCAGATCAAGGCGAAGCTCGGTCAGATCCCGGTGCTGGTCAAGGTCGAGCTGGTGTTCTACGCCTATGTCACCTCAGACAACTGGAACGTCTGGGTCCATCGGATGTACACCGCGTGGGACGTCGGCGACACGACGAACAGGTACAAGGACAAGAGCGGATTGATCGAGTGGTACGGCAATGCCTACTCTTGCTATCCGGGGCAGGACCGGACGTCGGTGCGCGATGCCCAAACCGGATACATCAGCTATTCGACCAATGAAACCTTCCAGCTCGACATCACGGCGGTCGTCGCCCGCGCACTGCGCGACAACACTCCGATCAGGCTCTACCTCGATGCCTTCTCGCCGACGTCTGGAGCCACTAACACGAGCTTCAGATTCAAGCCGCCCGAAGCATACTGGCGGCCGTACCTCAACGCGTTCTACCTGTACCCGCTGGAGTTCTACGAGTCGCTGTCCGGCGGCGGGATCGACTACGCCAGCGCGATCCAGGAGGCAGAGGACGGGCACTACTACCTCGGGGCCGTCGAGCGCGAGCAGACCGGCACGCCGATCCGGTGCTGGCTGCGGAACTATACCGAGGCGACGCAACAGGCGGAGCTGCTCGACGATCACCCCGAGTGGACGACCCCGGTCCAGCGGGTCGGAACCGGCACCGGCCAGCTCGACTTCGTGACGCTCTCGGAGGTCGCGACCTCGCAGAAGTACACGGTGGTGTTCTACTCGGCGAGCCAGTTCGAGGTGAAGGCGGAAGCCTACCGCGACAACGCCATCGGCTACCACCCGCAGATCAACGCCGATGCCTCATGGCGCGGCACGGTCGGGACCAACTTCACCTCGCCGCAGGGCGGGCTCACGATCCCGGCGGCGGCATGGCAGTCGAGCGGGATCACGACCGGCGATGAGTTCGAGATCGGGGTGCGCGGCAACACCACTGACACCGCATGGCCTGCCGACTC